TAACAAAGTTTGAATTCCTAAAGACTATACAATAAATATACTTGTTCAAGCAGGACTTGACAGTAATTAAAGAAGGACTTTATAATGGCTACATTCGCAAGTGACTCAAATCTACAGGAATATGAACCTGATATCTTAAATTTTGGCATACAAGATTTTTCAGAACTTCACGCCAAGAGTTATGATGACATCATTAGATTATTACAAATCAAATGGTGGCCAACAACGCAATACTCAACAATTGACATTAGTGTAATAGGTAATGAATCCAGATTATCACCAAGCAGATTAGACAGCACTCAATTCACAAGAGCGTCATCTTATCATGTACTTGCTTATTACATCTATCCTAGGTTATCTACATTTGACCCTGATGGAGACGCTTTCCAAAATAAAATGAATTACTACAAGCAACGGTTTGAAGAAGAATTTGAATTAATTTTGAGAGAGGGCGTATCCTATGACAGCGACAGTTCAGGCACTTACACAGACAGTGAAAGATCTTCGTTTCATACAGGGCGATTGATTAGATAGTGTCAGCAAGAGAAAACATAGCAAAAAATATCGTACATCAACTGGAGAACATGACGACTCCAGCACCTAACTTTGTGACCAGAGAACATTTTGATGTTCAGAAATTAGCAATCACTCAATATCCAGCAATATTGGTCTATACTGCCAACGAAGACAGAGAAGACATCAGCACAGATGAGAGACAGAGCAACATCACATTCCAATTGAGATGTTTCGTGCGTGGCAATCAATTAGACACGCAACGTAATGAACTCTGTGAAAATATTTCTGAGACATTGGAAAAAAGCAGAGACAGAGATCTTACACTAGCACACGAAAATATTCATAACGTATCAACAACGATATCCAATGTGGAGGTGATTGAAAGAGAATTACCTTTGGCACAAATGAATATCAATGTTAATGTAAGATACACATATACAAAAGGAGTATTATAATGGCTGTAAAAATGTACAAAGACAACTTATTCAAAATGGTGCGAGGCATGGATGCCCAAGCACACTTGGATGACGGGTGGGCATTTGATGTCCCGTCAAAAACAACATCAACAAAACCAAAAGTGAAATATAAACTTAAGGTCAAAGATGTTGAAATCAAACAAACAAATCTTCACAGTCCAGAAGATTCTAACATAGGAGACTAAACCAATGGCTACAAATACGACAAGTTATACTGGAGAGTCAGGTGTTGTAGAATTTAGTGACACAGCATCAAGCGTGACAGCAGTCGCTTCTGTGAGAAACTTCACAATAGATACTGAAATGGACGCAATTGAATCTACGGTAATGGGATCTGGTAATAGATCTTACATTCCAGGATTGAGACAATTTTCTGGAAGTATGGATTTGTTTTTCAGAGATGACACAAACGGTGGAGCAGGACAGGAAGCATTACAAAATGCGGCTTATTCTACTCAAACTGCCGCGACGGCAATAGAACTGTACCCTTCAGGGAAAACTACAGGTCTAAAGTTGTCTGGAAATGTAATCATCACTGGTCATTCAATCACATCAAACTTTGATGGAATGGTTGAAGCGAGTGTGACATTCCAAGGTTCTGGAGCATTAACAAGAACAGAGTTATAATGTTTTCAGTCCAATTCAATACGACAAAAGCAACCGCTGATCTTAAAAAATCAATTGATCAAACGGTTCGCTCAGTAGCGAAGACTTTTTTTGACGGAGTCAAAAAGAGAACACCAGTTAGGTCTGGTCTCGCTAAACGAAGTTGGCGGTTCAACAGGAAGTCAGCAACAAGTTATTCTGTTGACAACAAGCAACCGTACATAGGTCGTTTAGACGAAGGCTACTCAAAACAAGCACCATCAGGTATGACGAGACCCGCACTTGATGAGGTTATTGCAAAGCATAGAAACATAAGGAGCAAATAATGACAATAACAGACAAAATAGCAAAACACTACCAACAAAGCATTAGTGGTGAATTGAAAAAATATCATGTGGACGAGTGGGACACTGATATCTATTACAGAACAACATATCCACTTAAAGATGAAGCAAAGGTTTTAGAATTGCAGGCCAAAGGTCACACAATTGAAGCCTTAGTTGAATCAATCATCACTAAAGCAAGAGACAAAGATGGTAAAAAAATCTTTGTTGAAACTGATAGGGTGAAGTTAATGAATGAAGCAGATCCACTTGTAGTGGTAAGAGTTGCGACAACCATTAACAACGACAGGATAACTGGCTCGCAGGCTTCTATCGCAAAGGAATAGAAACCAGTGTTGAGTTAAGGTTTGTAATGATGCTCGCTGACAGGCTGAAGAAGTCTGTTGAAGAAATATTACAAATGACAACACTGGAGAGAGATATGTGGGCAGGTTACTTGTTTTTTGAGCATAAGGAGAACACAAAGACTATGCAGAAACAAAGACAACAGGCTAGGACTAGAAGAAGATAATGGCTAGGCAAGATCTGTTAATAAACATAGCGGTCCAGAACCAACAAGCATTGGGTAGGCTACAAGGCCAACTCAATGGCCTAAAGAAAAGCAGTTTTGGATTGGGCAAAGCGGCCAAACTGGCGGGGGCGGCATTCGCGGCCATTGGAACCGTCAAACTGGTTGGTGGTCTTATCAACACGATAAGAACATTTGAAGACCTGCAGGCGACCTTAAAGACAGTACAAGGTAGCACTGAAGCGGCGGCTTCTGCATTTGATCTCATAAGAAAATTCACAGCAGGAACAACATTCCAACTAGCGGAAGTATCAGAAGGTTTCATCACACTTAGAAACGCAGGATTGAATCCTACGCAGGACATGATGAAAAACTTAGGTAACATTGCCGCTGGTATGGGTAAAAGATTTGATGATGTTGCCAAAGCGGTATTCAATGCCACTACTGGTGAATTTGAAATGCTTAAACAACTTGGTATCAAAGTCAAGGTCCAAGGAGACAAACTAGAAGCACAATTCAGAGGCACAACAATAAAATTAAACAACAACGCAGAAGAAATTCTTGGATTGTTAGAGACGATTGGTGCTGAAGATTTTGAAGGTGCCATAGAAGAAAGAGCAAACACATTAAGTGGTGCGTTCTCAAACTTTGGTGATGCCGTAGCAGAAACGGCAATGAAACTTGGTGAGGGAGGTCTAAAAGACGAACTGACACAAGCGGCAAGAGGACTGACAGCATTTATAACAGAAAACGAAGAATTAATTGCAAGTGTTGGAAGATTTTTAGGTTCAACCGTTGGTCTATTGATTGATGCCTTGGGTTTAATCTTTAGAACATTTATGAAGTTGGCTGACGGTCTTGGTCATGTCATAAACGGAGTGGTAGAGTTTGGACAGACGGTACTCAGGTACATTCCTTTCATCAATAAACAAGAACAAGTAGTCAACAACAATGTTGAGGCTCTTCGTTCATTACACGAAGCATACGAAGTCAATAACGAAGAAGTAAAAGACGCAGTGGTCATATCTGACACATACACTGACGCCATACAAAGAGTGAATGTGGCCACAGAACAAGCGGCCCAGACATTTAGTTTCTACGATGACCAAATATTAAGAGCAAAAAGATCACAAGATGCGGCTAACAAATCCGCAAAAGAATTTGAAGACATAATCGCAGGTGATGCCGTTATAGTGGCATTGAGACAGGTGATTGGAGAAGGCTTCACACCTTTACAAGGCAAGATCACAGCCATCGCGGCAGGTATGAACACATTCAGAGACACGGCTTCAAGTGCATTGACAGATGTAATCTTTGGCACAAAATCATTGAATGATGCCATGGGAGAAATTGTAAAATCAACATTGAAAGCCTTGATACAGGGTATGATCAATGTTGGATTGACTGTTTTTGTGTTGAAACCGCTTGAAGAATTTTTAACAAGACAGAAAAACAAACAAAAAGAAATTAACAGCGAATTAAAAAAAGAAATAGGCCTGAGAGCATTGTTGGCGGCGTTCACGGGTGGTTTTGGTTTGCCATTCTTCGCAGAAGGTGGTAAGACAGGTGCCAATCAACCAATTGTGGTTGGTGAGAAAGGACCTGAGATATTTGTACCTAATTCATCTGGTACTGTGATACCTAATCACGATATAGGAATGAACACAGGATCAAGTGGTGGCGGAGGTGACAACATAGAAGTCACATTCAACATCAACACAATTGATTCATCAAATTTCAATCAACTAATAACTTCAAGGCAAGATCTAATCATAGGATTGATCAACAGAGGACTTGCTGAAAGAGGCAAAAGGAGTCTAACAGCATAATGGCATTATTCACACCATCACAAGGATTTAGAACTTTAGACTGGCAATCTAACACAGGTGTCAGGACCACAAGATCAGTTTCTGGCAAAACATTTAGGGTAAAAACAGGCAATCAATCTTGGAGTTTCAAATTGACATCACCTGCTCTTACCAGAGAACAATTCATGGCAGACTATTCATTTTTTGTACAACTAGAAGGAATGTTGAATTCATTTACCATTGTACCACCAACGATTGGTTCAACAAGAGGCACAGCATCAAATACTGTCACTGTGAATGCTGGATATTCCGCAGGACAAAGTCTTGTGAAAGCAAATGGTGGTTCTGGCACAATGAAAAAAGGTGACCTAATTAAATTTTCAAATCACGACAAGGTGTATATGCTGACAGAAGATGTCAACATGGATGCCTCGTCAGAAGATTCCTTCAGTATTTTTCCTGCTCTGACAACAGCAGTAGCAGGTTCAACAACCATCACTTATAATTCTGTACCAGTCAAGGTATTCCTTGACACAAACCAATTGAAATTTGTCACACAGGCAGATGGGTTGTACAGATATGAAGTAGTATTGAATGAGGATATCTAATGCCAAGAAGTATTGCCTCTGCCACACAGAATAAACTAGGCGGCTCCAACATTTTTGTTGCTGACCTTATTGAAATACATTTTGGCACAACTGTCTATTACAACACTTCTCGTTTTAACATTTCTTATGACAGCAGTACAGCACCAGACTCAGGCACAAACATCTATCTAGCACAAGGTAAATTTTTAGGTTATGGTCGTGTAAAAGAAACAACTGACCTTAGGGTAAATGCAATTGACCTAACTTTGTCAGCAGTTGATACAACCACAACCACCCAATTGATGAACAACGATTTTATTGACAAAAGAGTTGTCATCTACAGAGCACTACTGAACAATGATCTATCATTTACGGCACAAGATATATGGATGATATTTGATGGATTCATAACTGGTTATGCCATCAAAGAATCACAAGCCACATCAACAGTGACCATAACGGTTGCTTCACAGTTTGCAGATTTTGAAAGAACAAACGGCAGACGTACAAATCCAGCATCACAAAACATTCATTTTCCAGATGACAGGGGTTTGGATTTCGCACCTGAACTCAAAGAAGATATTAAATGGGGGAGACCATAATGATAGACATCAAAAAAGGCAACATAATAAAAAAAATAGAAATGGAAGATGCCACTCAATTCATTGACTTGGCGATGAAAGCGGTGTATGAGAGAGGACTGAATGACATTGATTTTGACAAGCCTATGTTCTATGCCAGATGTAGAAGTATATTGGCGAGAGCGGCCAATCACACAATAGGTCTTTTTGTTGATGATGAACTGGTTGGTTTTTCAATCGCACAGATAACAACACAACCTTGGTCAACTGAAAAAATTTGTTATTTGAATCTAATGCACACTGACACACAACACAGGCACGAAACGTACTATCAATTGATGTTGGACAGCATTTACACCTGGGCCAAAGGTTTAGGCATTACAAGATTTCACACCAGCACAGTAGCCTATCTTTTACCTGAACAAACAAGAACAAATATGTTGATAAAAAACGGATACAGAGAAGCAGATATCATATGGGAGAAAAAAATTGATTAGAAAATTTGAAAAAAAAGATCTACAACAATGTCTTGAACTTGCACAACAACAAGTCAAAGAAAGCAAATGGTCAGGCAAAACTTTTGAAGTGGAAAAAGTACAAGCAGTCTATCTCAGCACAATAGGCAATCCAAAAAGATTGGCTTTGGTTGTTGATCATGATGGCGAGATCATTGGCACGGTGCTATGTGGTTTGTGTCAATACAATTTCTCGTACAACACTTATGTGAAAGATTACTGGTTATATCTAAAACCAGAACACAGAGGTGGTATGACGGCAATGAAAATGTACAAGGCAGTTTATGAATGGGCAAAATTTTGCAAAGCAGAAGATGTGTATCTTGGTTATAATTTTGGTACAAAAAATAAAAAAATGAAAAATTTCTTTGAAAGAATGGGATACAAACATTTTGCTGATTGTTATATGAAGGAGGTACTGACGTAATGGGTTTTATTGAAGATATTTTTGAAGACCTTTTTGAGGACATTATTGAGTTTTTTGAAGACATCATAGATTTTGGAAAAGACCTAATAGGTGCCATTGGTGGTATGTTTGGATTCATGCCTGATGTTCCAGATTTCAACTTAGGACAAGGTCAAAGTGGTGAAGGTATGATACAAGGTATCCTTGTCAACAAGACAGGTGCGACTGGACACATACCATTGGTCTATGGCACAAGAAGAGTTGGAGGTTCTGTAATTTTTATATCAACAAATGGTGAATCAAACAAATATCTCTATGTGGCTATGACACTATGTGAAGGTCAGGTACCCAGCGATGCTATTGAAAAGATTATTTTAGAAGATCGTATCATGGACATTGGCACATTGAATCACGGTGAGGTAGTTTCACCAAACGATGCAGACAAATATTCTGGAAGGGTACAATTCCAATTTTTTGATGGCAGGGATGACCAAATTGCTTCAACCATTCTAAAGGAAGCACCAGGTTGGAGTGATCAACACAGATTACAAGGTATCTCGTACATAGCGGCCAGATATCAATGGGACAAAATTGAAACAAGGGAAGACGCAGAGGCAAATCCTTTCAAAGGTGGTGTGCCTAGAT